ATGTTTCCTTGTAGTCGCAATATAAGGGGATTAAAAAAACCTAGTACGTTGGTAGCGTCTAGGTTTTTTGCTATTTTAAGGCGGTTATTAGTTCGGCTAATCCTTGAAAAATATTGCCAGCTTGCCATACAAAAATAGGCATGCTAATCAGGATGGCCAATACAAACAATCGAATTAACGGTGTTTCTGTTGCCATATTTTTCATGTATTTATGGCTGCTTTATCGCTGTAATTATTTCAGGCAGCTGCCAAGCTACAGCACATAAAACAATGGTAGCTAAAATAGCTATAAATCGCCAAGCTTTAAGTTTTGTCGACATGTTTAAAATCTCCAAAATCGTGCTAAAATAATCCAATGTACTAATCCTTCCGTATTAAGGGTTTGTAATAAAAAACCCCAAGGCCTGCCAGCTCTGGGGTTTTTGCTTTGTAAGTGCCATAAAAAAACCACCCGAAGGTGGCTATAAAGCACTAAAACAAAAAAGGCAGCTTGTGGCTACCTTTACTTTAAATATAAAAATCTGATATTAGATTAAACTATACCATACCGTCACAATAATGACAAGGGGTATTTTTAAATTATTTTTAGCGTGGTCGCTTTGCTTCCAAGCTTTCACGTGTTACGTTTGGTTTACTGTAGTCCGACTTGCACTTATTCATCCACCTAATAGCAGCCTCTTGCTCTTCTGGTGGCAAGTCATAGTAACTTACGGTTTTAAGTGTTGCTACGTGCGCTTGCGCTTCTTCGTGGCTTTTTTTTACATCTTCCTGCCATGCTTCAAGCGTTGCAAAACCACTACGCCTTGCAATTTCTCGTTGCTTTTCTAAAGGTAGTTGTAAGACACTAGTTAACTCACTTCCCATAATTCTATCTCAATAGTCCCATCTGGCAATGTTATTCTGCGCCTAACCTCAAAAGTCTTAGGCCTATTAAACAGCACCTCTAGCTCGCTTTTTTCGTAGTTGCTAAGCGTGCTAATGTTTTTACCCGTCTTTGATTGTATCACAAGTCGGTGTTTGTAATCTTTAAACACGTCACTTTTTTTACTTGTTGAGCTAATAAATGCCTTGTGTTCTACAACATTACCAACCGCGTGGTCTGCCAAAAATCCATCTGGCAACTCAGTACGCCTAACCACTTGCCCGACATGGTTCGGCAGTTTTTCTAAGGCGCTGCTTAATACCGAAGATGCTAGCTGCAATTCATCAAACAAATCGTCGCCTTTGACTATTTTGCCGTAATGCATTGCGTTAATTGCTTCATAACCATCACCCGTATAGTTGCGTATGGCTATAGCCTCGGGCAATGTAAGGTTGTTATTTTGCATAAACTCGCGCAACCTAGGCTTGCTAAGAACCTCTTTACCTACTCGGTTAATTTCGCTTTTGCGCATCCAGCCTAGTAAGTCGTCGTTTTGTTTTTCGGTTATCAACGCCTTTTCGGCTAGTGTTTTTGCGCTTGGCGCCTTATTATCCAGCAAGTCATCAATGTACGGTATAGCTGCACACCTACAGTTAACCGCCATACCTGGGTGGCCATCGCTGGGCGCTTCGCCCCACACATATACTAGCCCCTCACGCAGCCTATGGTCATGCCTAACCCGCTCGTCTTGGCTGGTGGACCATGTGTAGCCGTCAATACCTAGCTGGGTTTGCCTAACCTGGTTAATGCTGCTGGTTATCTTGCCTATTTGGTCGCGGGCTATTAGCTTAGCGCGTTGCTTGGTGGTGCCTAGTAAGTTGGCTATGTCGGGGGCTATGTCTTTGGCCAACCTGCCACTTTGCACGCCGTTCATTATTATTTTTTCTAACTGCGTGGCGTACTGCGTGGGTATGTCTTTAATCAGCGTTGCATTGGCTGCTATTTGTTTTTGTAGTGCATCGCTCAGGTTTTCGCTTTTTATAACCGCCTCTAAGTCAATGCCTGTGCTTTTTTGCAGTATCTTACCTAGCTGGGCGTCTACTTGCTCGGCTTGTTTTTCTACGGTTTCTTTGGCCAGCTTAGGGGCCTTGTTGTGCAGCTGTGCAATCAGCGCTTTTAGCCTGGCAAATATATCATCGTACCAAGCGTCGCCAAGGTTGGCTTTTAGGCTTGGGATAATTATTTTATTGGTCTCGGCCTCTAACTGGCTAACGATGTCGAGCAGCGCAGCGGTGTACTTTATTTCTATGCGCTTGCTGGGCTGTACAGCGGTTGCGCTTGCTTTACGCCCACGCTTTTGCTTAGCCCCTGCTTGTAACAGGGGCGCTAGTTGTTTTAGGTTCATTCGCTAACGGCTTGCAGCGCTGCAAGTTGCTTGGGGTCAAAGTTGGTGTAGGTTTTGTCTTCAATAAGCTGGTTTGCCACCGTCGCTTCGTTAACTATGCCCATTTCTAGGTACATCTGGTCGCGTGTGGCGTTGTTTTTCTCTACCTCTGACCTGGTTTTTTCGTCCAGTTGTTGCAATGGGTTAAAGTGTATTTGCAGCTCTTTAGGCTGGCCAAAGACATTAATACACGCCAATGCAATTAAGCGCTGTAGTAGCGGTGCAACCTCGTTTTGCTGGTAGGCTTGCACATTGTCATACCAGCTTGCTAAGTCGGTGTCGCTGGCCTGCGCTAAGCCACCACTGCGCCCAAACAAAATACTGTGCGGTATGTCCAGTGCAGTGGCCACATGGCGCTCAAAGCTGGCCACTATGTCGGTTAGCCCGCCAAATGCGTAGTGCTTGCTGGCGTAGTCTTCTTCACCATCGAGTACCATTAAGCCTGTGTTGCCTTTTAGCTGTCCTATAGACGCATAGCGTGCTATGGTTTCGTTAGGGTTAGCAAGCAGCTTTTGCGCTAGGTCGGGTGTTTTAATTACATCGGTTTTAGCGTCGCTTACCAGCGCTGCTATTTCTTTGCTGGTGCAAATAAAGTTATCGGCAGCGCTTTTAATCTTGGTAATAATGCTTTGCGCCGTGCCGTCACTGCCTATGTTTTCAACCTCTAGCAAATGGCTGTGGTGCACGCTCATAGGTTGGTTGTTGGGCTTGTAGGTGTAGGTTACTGGCTTGTTTTTTTTGCCCATGGTTGCGCTTAGCGGCAGCAGTGCGCTGCCTCTTTGCTTGCTAAAAAACTTGGCTTTCTCCACCATTAAAAACAATGTTTTTTCGTTGGCTTGTACTTGCTTGTCAAAAGTTGGCGCATTGGTGCCGCGCAATACAAACACATTGCTAAACATTCTGGCACTTACCAATGCTTGCTGGGTAATGGTGTCTATGCCCAGCCTGGCTATTTCTTGGCTTAGTTTTTGCGTATCGGCAGCGCTAAGGCCTTCAATGTAATAGCCCTTGCGCATTGCCTCATGTACAATTTTAGATGTTGCTCTGTCGTACAGCCAATTTTTGGCTAGTTCTTCAAGGTCTGTAATGCTAATAGCAACCGTATTAAAATGCGCCAGGGCGGTGTTTTGGTTGTGTATGGACTGGCCTAAGTTGCCAGCAAAATCGCTGTATACGCCGTCTGCTGTTTTTTGCTGTATCATTTAAATACCCCTAGTCTAAAATGCTTGCTTTGGCTGCAAGCGTGTCGTTAATCGCATCAATAAGCGGGTCAATTTGGTCGTCATGGTCGTGGCTCATGTCGGACTTAAATGCCTCGCACTCTTCAATAAAATCATGCACCCAATAGGCGGTACTGGGTATGCACACTCGGCGTTGCTCAATGTACGCCTGCACGTCCATAAAGCGCGTTAGCTTGTCGGTGTTGCGTTGTATGGCTTTTATGGGCACCGTGCCTGTTTTGTTGCTTATGGTTTGTATTAGGCCCGTTCCGCTGGCTTTGTCTTCAACTGCACAATAGCGCAATGCGCCTGTTTCATTGGTTTTTACCACGTGCTTGGCAATAAACGCTTCGGCATTTTTTTGCAGCTGGGGCGCTTCCCATTTACCGCGCAACACGTCAATAATGTACAAGTTGCCGTCATAGCCTAGCCCTGCGCACATAAACACACTGTAGTCGTTATGCTCTTTGGTTTTTTGCGCTGTGTCTGCCCATATAGCACGCCACTTAAGCACGGGTAGTTGGTTGTACCTGTTAAACCAGTCGCCCTTAATCATACCGCCGCCAAGCTTGCCAGGTGCTTGTTGGTATTGGCTGCTAAAGGTATAGCGGCTAATTTGCGCCCCGTCTTTACTTTGCCCGCCCTGCTCTAGCTGTAGCAGTGACGGTAAGCTTTCTTTTTGCGGCCAGTAGCTTTGGCGGCCAATAGGGTCGCGCTCGGCTTGTTGCACTAGCTTGCGTATGTTTGCTGGCAAAGTAGCAATATAATCATCGTCTATAAGCGCAGGTATACTCACAAACACCCAATCGCCTGGCATATTGCCACTGGCAATAAAGCCTGTGGGGTCGTCGGTGTGCAAGCGCTGCATTATTACAATAATCGGTGTGTCGCTGCGTGCTTTACGGCTGTTAACCGTGTTTAGTATCTTGCGGTTGGCTTTATCCCTAGCCGACTTGCTAAAGGCATCTTCGGGCTTGAGTGGGTCGTCTAGTATTATCGCCCCCGTAAAGCCGTCGTCTAGCGTACCTGCCCTGCGCCCCGTTACCTGCCCACCCATGCTTGCTGCATAAACATGTCCAGCATTATAGCCATCCACCGTGGTTTTCCAGTTGGCCTTACTGTCTGTGTCGGTTGCTATATCTACGGGCCATAGCTGCTTAAAGTCTTCACTTTTTACAATGTTACGTGCGGTGGCCGACACATCGTCTACCAAGGTTTGGCTATACGACAAATACAAAAACCGTGAGCGCGGGTTAAGCGCAATGCCACGCGGGATTAGGTTGGTCATCAACTCGGTTTTACCCGCGCCAGGCGGTACGTTTATCACGACGTTTTTAATGCTACCAGCAATAACCTGGTCAATAATTGACGCAATATAAACGTGGTGCCAATTAACACTAAACTTAAAGCCCATGCGTGGCTTAAAAAACCGCCGTGTAAAAAATAAATGGTCCACCTCACATAGATGTTTTTCTACCGCTTTTTTGTCTGCATCAGTAATCATTTTGCAATGCTTGCGCTGCTGCCTTTGCTGCTGCTGGGGTGAGTACCGTGGTTGCGGTTTGTATGGGGCTGCCATCTTTACCGGTTAGCTCATGTATTTGTTTATCTAAACCCAGCAACCTAGCCTTACCCATAGTAGCAGACACCATAGCTGCTGCTTTTTCGGTCAGCTTGGCCACATCTCTCGCCTCTTGCAGCTCGGCAATCAAGTCGTCGACGGTGATATTATGTCTTTTAACATGCGCATCCTTAAGCTCTGCTATCCTTGCTATTATCTTGTTATTTTCTAACAGTTTAAAAGCGTTGCGGTTTATAGTTGTGTCTTTCATGTTTGTGTTGGGATAAGCCTGCCTAAATGCGTCGCTAGCATTACCAAGCTCTATGTAGAGGGTGCTGAATCTTTCCTGCTTTGGTGTTAAGTTATTCGTGGCCATGTTGCCCCCTTAAATTTAAGGCATTAAAAAACCCTCACGAGGAGGGTTAGGTGTATTGTATTGGTTAATATTGCATACGCATTAGTGGCATATTAAACTTTATGCTACCACAGTGTCACAAAAATGACAAGGGTTGGTGTTGTTACTCTGCAAAGCTGTCGGTGAGCGGCTTAACTGCTGTAATGTGGCTAGCGTGTTGTATGGCCCAAAGGTCGTGAGCAGCTTGGTGCCCCATCCAGCTTGCTGCTGTTTTACCAAAGGCCATTTCAAGCTTAACAGCCATTGTTGCACTAATACTTGTATGGCCGTTAACAATCTCCGATAGCGTCTTGCGTGACACGTTTAAATGCTCTGCCACATAGGTAATGGTTAAGCCAAGGGGTTCTAGCCACATGTTTTTAAGTATTTCGCCGGGGTGGGGTGGGTTGTACATACGCATTTTTATACCTCAATGATAGTCTTTGTAATCTACAACATATACGTCGCCGTTGTTAAACTTAAACGTAACTCTCCAGTTTGCTTGCACCGTAACCGCCCACGTGCCTTTGTCGCGCCCTTTAAGCTCGTGTAGCCTGAGCGCGGGCGCTGACATGTCTTGCACTGTTTGCGCTTGGTCTAGCATAGCCAAAATAATGCGGAGCTTACTGGCATGTATAGACGCAATACCAGCAACGCTACCTGTTTCAAAAAACACCCTTAGGCCTTTGTGTGCAAATGTTTTAATCATAAAGTAAGTGTAACCTATTTAGTTACGCATGGCAATGCATTTCATTAAAAATTATTACCCACTATTGCGCATTGCTTGCCTGTATTCGTAGACGGTTTGGTCTATCTCAGCCTCCCATTTTTGCAGTAGTAGTATTAGTTTTTCTTCGTAGTCTTTTAGTTTCTGGCGGTAGGTGTTTAGGGGCATAGTGATGCCAAAAAAATACAGCTTACCTTCTCGGGTAAAATACTTGTCTGCTTTGTCGTGTGAGTGAATCCAGTGGGCCATGCGTACTATTTTCAGTATCATGTCGTTTTTTGTTAATTCATCATTTATTTTAATGCCATCGCTGACTAGCATTTTAATTAAGCAGTCGCTCATGAGCTGCTCTAGTTGGAGCCTGTAGCTATCGACCATGGGGTAAATAATGGTGTTGGCTAGCACCTTAGCGGCATGGCTTTTTATTGCAGCAAAGGCACCGCATCGGTCTGCAAAGTCTTGCTCGCGTATGCCACCACTACCCAGTGTGTATGACTGTGCTTTTTGCCCCATTTCAGCGCATAGCCACGCTATATTACCTGTTGTCATGCTAACCCCCGTTATGTTATATTGAGCCGTCACGCCACATGACACGCCTCAGCAATGGGGCTTTATTTTATGTACCAAGTAATTTAATGTATTGGGCCAAAGCGTTATAATTTTTGGTTGTTAAATTGGCTATGTTTGACAACAATTCGTCGTCTCTTAGCTTAATTGTTGCTTTATGCTCTCCATCAGATAAATGTACACTTCTTCTACATCGAACCTTATCGCTTTTGTGCTTCATCACCACTTGCGTTTTGATTGTCATATCTCTATTACCGCTCATACCGCTCATACCTGAGTGCTGTCCATAACTATGGCTGCATCAATAGCAGCCCTTAGCCCACCTTCGATATTGTCATGCACGCATTTCGTCGGTAACATTACATTGCCGATGGTGTTATTAACGTCTGCCAACCAGTTAATGCGGTCGGTGTCTGTTATAAAACTATCTGCATCTGCGAAACTTATGGTTAGGCCCCCATCTTTTATCGGTTCGCCAATTTTTGCGCTGTATTCAATTATTTGTTTATCGTCCATATAGGCAATGCCGTTTAATGCGTCTAAAATCACTTTGGCGGCGTTATCGAGGTCAATACGGCACTTACTAGCCAATCCCGTCAAAGTCGCCTTAGGATGCAAAATAAGCGCCACGGTGACGTTGTTTATGGTTGGCTTAATGTTTGCCCTTGCTGCTACCACAGTGACAGTGTTTTTAAATTCTGTTGCTTCACGGCTGCGCACCACCATGTTGTTGTATACACGCCAGTATCGGTTTGCGCTAATCGGGTAAGGTAGGTGAAGTGTTTGCATTACCTGGCCCCTATACAATTCTAGCAAGCATAAAGGCGATAGAGCTTACAACTGCCAATGCAAAGGTGTAGTAGCTAGCAAAAATAACTTGGGTGCGCCTTGCTTGTAGCTTGTCTTTGGTTGCCCAGTTGGGTGTATTGCTATCTAGGTTGATGGCTGCCTGGTAAAACCGCTTAGCGTCGAGGTGTAATTCGAGCAAGCGCAAAAACGAGGTAATAACAAAAAACAACAACGACAAAATTAAGGTAACTTTTTCGCAGGCTGAAAAAACAATGACTTTTTGCGTTAGTGCTAAAAAGTAAACTGCGACCGCGCCAAAAGATATATTCGTAACCAACGCGCTTAAGCGGTTACCTGCGTCTTTTGCATTTTTGTGAAAAACTGAACTATCAACCATGGTGTTACTCCTAAAATAAAATATTAATTAGCCAACCAAATTGTTTTAGCTGCACCTCTGCCCGAATGAGATTTAACTAAGCTTGACTTGATAAACCCTTCAACCTCCAAATACGTTAAAACTTCGTTTTTTTCAATTTCAGTTAAGCGTTTAAAATTTCGACTAAGGTTATTCATTTCTCTTACTGTCAATCCTTTAGCTCCACTTCTTTTGATAAGTGCTAAAACGTCATCATGCAAAAAGAAGTTAAGCTCCAAGTTTTTAATTTCTTCTTTCAAAGCTGCAATTTTTAACGCGGCTTTTTCTTTGCTATCAATAACCATCTTAATCACTCCTATATAAAATAAATAAATATAATATGAATATATATAACTATAATTAATAATATATATAAATATCTTTATAACCCTTACTACATATACGTTTAACCTTTATTGTACTTATACGTACAACACCGCATGTACACTTATAACCATTACTACATATACGTTTAACCTTTATTGTACAAATGTGGACATACCCCATACCACCTTACTTACCCAGACCCCCCGTCTGGGTGCGTCCACATTTGTACAATAAACCCCAAACCATTGCAACGCATACATTATAAGTGTACATTTCAATGTCCACACATTAGTACAAATTAGTACGTTAATCATTTTTAAGGTGGTGACAGGCCACCCAAACCACTTTTGCACGGCCACGGCCGCTAACACTTTTGTAAATGACTTGCTCTATCTTTTGCTCGCTTACTAGCGCTTGGTAAGCATGGTTGCGCTGAATGGGTGGGGTGGACTTAAACAAGCGGCTAGAGTGCGACAACTCACGCTCGGTAATACCGCCCTCCCCTGCCCTATTAACCAGGCGCTCCACTTCTAAGTACAACCTGTGGAAGTCGCTATCTGCCACCTTGCTCGCAATAGCCTGCATAAACTGCATGCCGTAGTAGCGCACATAGTCTATGCACCACTGGGCAATTTCGCTTGTTATAACGGGCGCCTTGGGGCTGTCGGCTACCGCTAAGGCGGTTGCTATGCGCAGGGCGTTCTCATTCCAGCGCTTGGTTAGCTTGGGCTCTACATATTCGCCCTTTAATTCGTTTTGCTCTATTTCGTCAGTAAACGCCTCAAACAACTGCCAAGCGGCTGGGTCAAACTGCACCGCTATATGGTTAGGCCTTAAGTTATAAGCCGTGTCTAAGCCCAGTAGGCTATCTGTCCTTGGTTGGCGTATAGACTTAACCCAGTCAATTAATATTTGTGGTACTGCTTCAAACTTTCTTTGCCTTTTTGCGCCCACTGGTTCGGTAGCTTCTACCACCACCAAGCGGTTTAAAAACCCGTCGTCAATTTCGGACGTGGTTAAGTTGTCATACACTTGGTCTGGGGTAGCTATGCCAAAAAGGGTGATTGCTGGGCACTCTACTTTGCGTGTTTCGTGCTTGGCAAGCTGTTCGGTGGTTGCAGCCATTAGTGACTGGTTGCGTGGCAGTATTACGCTGTTTACGTCGCTAAAGGCCTCGGTCAGCACTGCTAACGCATCGCTCATTGCCCCGTTTTTTTGCTTGCGGGCCATTTGCAGGTGCTTGCCAAACTCGTCGGTGATTTGTATGTGGGTTGGTGCGGTAAATAGCGCAGTAAACACCGCACCGCTTGACGTGTTACCGCTACCCGATAGCAGTTTAATTTGCCCTGTTTCGTCTAAAAACCGCTTAGCAGCAGACTTAACATAGTTTTTACCCACGCCAGTGCCCGCCAAGGTGACAAAGTAAGCACTGGACATATTACCGTTGGTGGACCTATACAAACGCCCTGCCAACACACTAGCCAGCGCAAGCACGGCATTAACGGTAATTTGCCGTTGGGGCTTGTCGGTGGTCGCATCCATCCAGTGCGCCAGTATCTCTAGTTGCGCCACAGGTAAGGTTAACAAGTGCCCGGGTACTTCGGGCTTAATGTTGGTTGCCTCGGGTATAGTGTTTACCAATATTTCTGTTGGCTCGCTTACCCTTGCTGTGTTAACCCAGCCGTTGTTTTGCGCCATAGCAAATACACTGGCCAAGCATAGGCCATCAAGCCCTTTATTTTTAAAGCTACGCCATACGCGGTATTGGTCGCCCGAGTCAAACTTGTTGCTGTTAGCCGACCAACCCGTCCATAACTGGTAAGCCCTGCTATCGCTGGTAGCGTGTAGGGCCATGCCAACTTTTAGCCAGGTGTCGCGGTCGTCGTAATCCACAAACTGTAGCGCTAGGCCTAAGTCTTTTAGCTGTTCGTTAGATATAGATACTCTTAGTCCAGCGGCTATTTCGTCGGACTTGTCTACCTTGTGGCTGCGTATCCAGTCGGGTAATGGGCTGGGTATAGCGCCCTCCAATGGGTTGCTGCACGCCTCCCACTGGTAATTACGCCCGCTAATGTGGTTAGACGGCTCGACTATAATATAGCCATTTAGCTTAAGGTCTATACCATTGCCCAACGTGCCTGGTAATTCACCCTCGGGCTTGTCAAATATACGGTGCTCACCACCCCCAGCCGTTAGTTGTAACACGTCCGACACTATGGGGCCGTGCTGTGCTTCTAGCTCGTCAATAGTTATGTCGCCACCATTACGTGGGTCAATGTCTACCGCGCACAGGCCACTACGCGCCATATGCACGCCTATGTTAGCGTGTGGGTACTCGATAAACCATGCGGTTATAGTACCAGCATCGGTTGTTGCTTCTTTGTGTCCGTTTTTAACCAGCGCCTCAAGCGGGTGCTTACCTGGGCTGGTG